TTAACTTACTGATTTTAATAATCCTCCCGCACTGTTCTCGTGGCTATGGGGCATCAATGGGGCAAAATCTGCCAGCTTCTGATTCAGCATTCCGATCTGCTCTGCGCTGCTGTCAGCCATCCATGCCCCATACACATTGAACACCATCTGGGCGCTCGCATGCCCCATCTGACTGGCAATAAAACTCGGGTTTGCACCAGCAGATAATGACCAGCACGCATAGGTATGTCGTGACTGGTACGCCTTTCTGTGTCTGATTCCTGCGCGCTTTAGTGCCGCTTCCCATGAGTCGCCTACAGAATCGACCCGGTAGATAAATCCGACCTGCTTACTGCGTCTTACCACATGCGGGTTAAAGACGAATGTACACTCATGGTTCACCACACGGCCATACTCACGTAACTGAACTTCAATGTGATGTTGCCTGCCCAGCCTTGTCATTTCAGCCTGATTTTTCAGGATACTGATTGCGGGCTGGATAAGATGCACCACTCGATCTGTGCTTGCCTCGGTTTTCGGTAGAGTGAACTCACCAAGTTTCGTATAATTACGCCTGACGGTAATTGTTCCCGCCTTCAGGTCGATATCTTCCCAGGCCAGGGAGACCAGTTCCCCGTGACGCATTCCTGTGTACACTGCTAATGACCACAGGTTTTTCGTCTGCTGATGCCGGCACGCATCTATCAGGCGAATAAATTCATCACGAGAAAGAGGATCTGGTTCTGCCCTGGCTTTTTTCAGAGGCTTAATTCCCTCGAATGGGTTCACCTCTAAGTAACCGTGATCCGCAGCAAACTGAAACATTCCGGCCATTGTCGTCATGTAATAGTTCACAGTAACAACGCTTCGCCCTTTTGCCGGGGATTTGTTCTTCGTCGGATTCTGGTAACCAGTTAGCAAATCTTTCCTGAGATACAGCAATTCCTCTTTGGTTACTGCTGACGCCAGGCGATTACCTCCGATCCTCGGCACCATATTCCTTGCGACAGACTCATAGCGATTGAATGCGTTCGCGCAGATTTCCATCCGTTTCAGATCCAGCCATTTTTCTTCAAGTTCTTTCACTGTAATGTCTTTTTTACTTACACCAAAAGCCTTGAGGTTAGGGGAGTCAGGAAACTGGGTTGCATAATCAAATGTTCCTGTGCGGATGGCAAAACATACTGATGTCCGCAGTTCCCCGGCTATCTTCCTGTTCTTAGCGGTGTCAGGGACACCGAGACTTTCCCTGACACGCTTACCTTTAAAATTAAACCAGATGCGTAAAGTGCCACCGTGGTTTTCGACGCCTGTTGGATATGTGACTTTATCCATTGGTGTTACCTCCAGACGCCCAAGAGCGATACGAGCTTACCTTTTTCATGGCATCAAATCACCCTGGCTGCTTGCTTTTCATTGAAGCGACCCAGGCATCTACAGCCTTTCTGTTATACATGCACTCACTGGAAGGTTTAGGATTCCCGTCAGGCGATACGTGGATATACTCCCTCCCAACCATCCAGCATTCTTTTCTGGCTCGGAGGATGGTACCGGGTTTGAGCCCGGTAACCGCGATAAGAACGCTTTCACAGACCCACTCGTTGGGGGCTAACTGGAGAATATTGCTCATGGTTATTTATCCATTACCCTGGCTGCACCCAGGGGAATTACAGATCGCTGCTGGTGGCCGGAATCAACTTATTCCAGATCGCGGACACGTATTTTGCCTGATGTCGCGCATCGGCCAGTGCGTTATGTGCAACCCCATCGAATGGCATATCTCGCTTTGGATCGAAACCCACAACTCTGCCTAATGTGACGATGGTTCTGACGTCGTGATCGTTCCAAAATTGCCACGGACAAACCTGGCCGGCGCGCTCATATGCGCCGCGCAATATAACGTTGTCGAAAGTAGCTCCATTGCCCCAAACTTTTAAATATTTTGGGTTATCAGAATGCCGATTAATGAAATGGCTCAGTTCAGATAGGGCAGACGATATTGGCAGAGAATCATCAACACAGATTGCTGATCGTGCTTCTGGGCTTTGTCTTAACCACCACAGAATAGTGTCACCATCCGGCACTGCTCCCTGTTCCATAGCACTTTCAAGGTTAACGGCGGTGTAAAACTCCTGACCCAGTTCACCGCTTTGCGGATCGAAGAACACGGCACCAATGGAGACGATAGGGGCATTCGGTTTTTTGCCCATGGATTCAAGGTCGATCATTAAATTGTTCACGTTAAATATTCTCCTGCTGCGGTGCTGCTGGATATGCGCTACTAACCTGTCCAGGATCGTTACTGCCGGTGCAAGCATTGTTATGGTCACTTGCTCGAGGGCAGCGTTTGTTTCCGCATTCAGGGCAAACGACAAATCGCATATCATTCATCGTCACTGGCCGACAAGTGCTACACCAACAGACTGGAGTTACCGGAGAGTTGCCAGTCTGAAGCATGGAGGCGCGGCAGGCGTCATACGATTCACGCATGGCATCTTTTACCCAGCCAAGCGGTTTGTTACCGCGAATTTCCAGCCATTCATCGAACGTTGGAACTACAGGTGCTGGCGGTGCGGTGTAGAGTGGAGCGATGTTTCTTTCAAGGTCAGTTATTACGCTCCAGACCGGGATAGATTCAACTCCGCGCTCAGCCATATCGCGATAACTATCCGCGTAGGCCAACACAGGGTTTCGTTGTGGCTCAGCACCAAATGCAGCAATAGCCCCATCAATCACTTTCACAGCATCAGCCATTGCGTAGCCGAGATTACCGCCATCGCTTTGTGCTGCTGCTTTGCTGAGTATTTCGCGTATCTGGTGCAGGCGTTCGAGTGATACAGGACCGTGCGCCGGGTGGTTAGTTGTCATGGGTTAGTCCTCAGTACACGAAGTTGCACGTAAATTCATGTCCGCATTCCGGGCATGCTGTTTCATAATCACGAGTTGCTACGGTGTCCGTTTCGCAAATCTGGATAGACGAACAGCCTTCAGAAAGCTCAGGACGTAAATCAAAAACGTGTTTACACTGCGGACACTGGGTGTCGAGTGACAAACTCCATTCTGCGGTTGTATCAGCCATGCTCACTCCCCCTTCACGCCAATGCCAGCGGCGCGGTCGATTACTGCCTGTGCACCATCGATTTCACGGTTATACCCTTCCGTATCATCAGTAATGCCATATTCCCAGCCGGTTTTCAGGCCGCTCTTGAAACATTTGTCTCTAGCAATTTGCAGTTCTGCTATACGCTTCTCTGCTGCTTCCAGCTTTTCACGCGCATCCCGCATATCGTCACGCATAGCAATCGCAACTGCTTCAAGGGAATCCTTGTCGCGCTGTAGTTGGAGGTTTTCATCCAGCAGAGACAGCACTGCTACGGGACTTGATGCGGCTATGAATGCAGCATCACTCCGTCCGTTGTCACTGAACACCATAGCGATTTGCTCGCTGTCATCGCCATCAACGGCGTAAACCTCATCGCCGAGTTCAACAACCCATTGCCCTGCTGTCGCATTCTCTGCTGCTTCACGCAGCGCCTGTTTGTTGAGTGCTGTCATTTGGCTGCTCCTTTGGTATCAAATTGTTCGCGCCAACTTTCGCGAGGGTCGTCTATATTTTTCATACCCATATCATCAGCAGCGATATCAATCAGAACCTGTTTAACGAAATCTATTGCTTCACTTGGGCTATTTGCTTCTATCTCAAGGCGCTCTGCGAGTTGCTTTGCCAGAACGTCTACTCTCCCCTGGCGAAGAAATGATGCAAAATTCACGTAGCGCGGATTAATAACACCAATCTTCATTGTTAGCTTGCTCATAGCGCGGCCCCTTTGCGAAGTTGGGCGGCGAACGCGACTGAATCGTTGGCGTTCTGCTCAAGCCAATCGACAAGCGATGCCATGTCAGTTACTGCTGGGTTGTCCAAAATGCTTTCGTAAACTCGCTTAGATTCCTGCGCCCGCACTTCAGCCAGGAAGGCGTCTGTCGCCGGGGTTTTATTTTCGGCCTGAAGCCACTGGTTGTAGTGATAATCAAACATTCCAGTTGGGTGCCCGCATCCACCGTGGGTGTGGTTTTTCATGGCGTCACCACACATGCAGTAGTCATTGTCTGCATTGTTGATAATCTGAATGAGTTGCTGCATTCTCTCGCTGGTTTTATCGCTCTCCGCCGCCAGATCCCTGCACTTGCTCTCGGCGTTAGCGAGCTGTTCTGCCATGTCTGTGATTTTCAGTTCAAGATTGTTAATAGTCGCGTCTGCTGCCCGGAACTCGCGACGGGATTCAGTTAAATTTGAGCATGCGTTTTGAATTGAGTAGGCCAAAATTGCAGTATCACGATCATCTGATTCTTCAGCTTTAACCTGCAACTGAACCGCCAGGCTGAAGAGATCAGCAACTTGAGTCGCTGTCATACGGTTATTGATTGTTTGCATTGGTGTGTACCTGCTGAAGTTTGTGTTGTTTAACGAAGTGGGCGACTGCCTTTGACTGGCTGGTGATTATTTTTTTATCGCCTAAATCCAGGGTGACGTTCTTACCGCGATAAATTATTGCTGAGCCGATTTCCTTACCGTCCAGCTTCACATACAGCACTTTCCCGATAATCTCTGTCGTAGGGATTGGCTGTGAAAGGCGATAAGTTTCGCGAGCTTCAGCAATGGTTTTGTGTTCGTCGATGATCGCCAGAGCTTCAGCCAGCGCCGTGCCTTGCAAAGTGAACACGCCTTCATCGCTGATCGTCGCCATGGCCATCAGTTCCACGAAACGGCGAGCGCTTTTAATGTTGAGTTCCGGAGCGATAGAACTGCGGGTAACCTTTGTTTTCCCCTGGGCGGCGGCTACGGCTTTATCGTGCTGGAGAACTTCACCAGCCTGTTCGCCAAACTCGCGAACGCGGTCAACAGCAACATCAACAGACACGGCTCCAGATTTAACTTCCTGCTGAACGTCATAATTAGCGGTACTCAGAGTGAGCAACTTCTCAACGGTCGCTACAGACTTATTGACCAGCTTTGCAATCTCGCTGGTGGTCTGGTTGAAAGCGTTATGAAGCTCCTGAATAACAGCAGCCTGTTCAATATCGGAAAGGGGGAGTTGGTTATTGCTGGTCATGATGCGAGCCAGACGCTGCACATCGTTACCGTTAAACGGCATGATATGAATACGGTCTACTGGCTTACCAGCTTCAGCGCAACGTGCGTAGCAACGACGGCGGCGGTGGCCTTCAACAACCCACACACCGCCTTCATCACGTGCGATAACCTCCAGTGGAGGAACGTTGCCGCCGTTCATCAGATAGTTAAACAGGTCGTCATCTGCCTGGCGGGTGCGTTCGTCGTCTTCACGCTTGTTGAAACCTTCACGCACGTGGATATGTTCAAGGCTGATAAACATCCCGGTATCGGTGCGCTTGATGGTCCCGTCACGGGACATCTGTTTGAATGAGTTAGCGGCCATCACTTAACCCCTTCATTCATCACAACATTAGTTACTGGAGTTAACTCACGTAGTTCGCGCTGAGCTTCCAGGAGGTGCATGTTGCTGCGTGTTTTTGTGTGTCTTTCAACAATGCGGTCGCATTCTTTTGCCCAACAGACAACGTCATCGCGTAATACGGTGTTCTCAATAGCCAGCGACTTACGCTGTTCCATTGACTCGCACAGCGCAACGCTGACGATATCAAGGCGGTTAGCCAGTTCAGTCATGATCCCGCGGTAAGCAACCGGAAGGAGAGGGGCGGCTTTACGGGCTGCATCGATCAGTTGCTCTCTTGTCATACGTGGTTGTAACTCAGTGACGTTCTGTGTGGTCGTCATGGTTAGTTTCTCCGTGTTATATGCGCCCTGCACGGCGCTGAATTTTGGATGCACGAATCCCTCGCAAAAATGCGAATAAAAGTTTGGGTTTCGTTTCAGTAAATGCCCCATGAAGAGGCACTTAGTGAAACGGGCGACTGCAATCGCCGGTTAATTTCTCCACTCAATTGAAAGCGCGTTCCGCTGGTTTTGGATTTAACGAACTGGCACTTAATGACAAGGGACAGAACGCGCTTTCAGTTGAGTAAAAAGGGCGGTACCAGGGACTTCAAAGGTTGGTACTGGTACCGCCAAGACTCCACACAGCTTTCTTACTTCCTTGAACCACTCTGGCAATGTGATTCTGGTGCAGCATGCAGGGTTCGAACCTGCGACCCACGGCTTAGAAGGCCGTTGCTCTATCCAACTGAGCTAATGCCACAATGGGGATAGCATTCTGATTCGTGACAATCACAGATAACGTTCTGGGACCGTTAACTGCTGAATGCCATTTCCGTTGTGTTCGTGGGGTCTACTTCCCTCCTGTCACGGTTCTTTCCCCGCGTCCGTCGCTCATTTCCGACTGTCAGCTTGCTTGATATGGCTCATTGGCTAAGCCTCTACATAATCAGTAGTAGTCACCGTTCCAGCTTCAGGGATTGGACATACCTCCGTCTCTCCGGCTGTCACCCTTGGCGTTTCATCCAGTTGCAGGCCGAAGCCACTTACCAGACGGACGTCACTCGAACTTCGTGTTGCGGGTTACACCTGTACTACGCGTCGAGTCCGCGCCCTGCAGTTAGCCTCTCATGCAGGGAAAGCTGTGTTAATGGCAGTAGGTTGCCAGCCGAGCAGCTAAGACACATTGAAGAGAGCACTAAATGATGCTTCTAAACAGCTATCGGTTGGGCATCACGTCCGCGTTGCGGGTCGATGTGCTTATTCACAGATAATGCTCTCATCGTTGTGTGCCGGTCTTTCCCGGCTGTCAGTTCTTTATTGCCATTTGAACTCATCGGCCTAACAAGTTTTTACGGCCTGTCATGTTTGCATAGTTGCCGCCGCTGTTATCGGTGCGGTCACCGCCACTGTCCAGGACATTTAAAAGGACCGTCTCCAAGTGGTAACTCTTCCAGTCCCGGTAAGAACCCCGCGAGATGCTTACCGTGACCGCCTTATGCTCCCTAAAAAGATGGCTGCCACAAAGTGTGGTAAGTGACAGCCATTACAGGATACCGAGGCATCACCAGATGAATGTAACTATGGGTTCGTCTGGTGTGTTTTAAATGTACCTTTAGTTACCATGGCGGTCAAGTAAGTTAATGTACTTTTTGTTACCTTGAAGGCGAAAAAAATGCCAGAATGATATCTGGCATTAGAAATGAGTTATTTAGATGTTCTGCGTTATCTGAACAACTTTGCCTACAATGCGGCAATTGCCATCAATGGGGATCGGCTTAAAGGCGGGATTAAGCGGCATGAGATATGAGTAAGGGCTATCCCAAACAAGTTTCTTCACAGTCGCTTCTGCTGAACCATCAAGTATTGCTACGACAATTTTCCCATACAGGTCATCAAGTTGTCCGTAATGTGGCTCAACAATAACGATTGAGCCCTCAGGAATTGATGGAAGTCCATGTGGGTTAGTCATTGACTCACCACGAACCACCAATCCGAAAACTTCATCAGAAACGTTTGCTGTGGTTTGAGTCCATGAAATCACATCAGTAAGCCTTGAGCATGCATAGGTATCAGTCCATACCCCGGCCTGAACAGCAGAGATAATAGGAACGGCGGTAGGTGGCTTCAGGTATGGGATAACTTTGGTGTCATCTTGAGTCTCATCACCCTTGCCGTAAAGAATCCATTCAGGAGTGGTCTGTAAAGCCATCGCTAGTTGGTGAAGGTTTTCTCCGTCAGGCTTAGTTGTACCGTTCTCCCATTTGGTAACGGATACTCTACTCACCCCAAGGCGTTTAGCCAGGGTCTGCTGAGTTATATCGAGCTGGACTCGCCGGGATCTTATTCGGTCTTTCATCTCTGTTTTCATGTAACCAATGTTACATTGATTCCTTGTAACTGTTGTTTGCTATTTAATGTACCTTTTGTTACCTTTAAGGCGTGAGTTAACCAGGAGGAACCATGCTTAAAACTGACGTCATAGAACACTTCGGAGGGGTATCAAAAACCGCGAGTGTTTTGGGAATTTCCCATCCTGCAGTGTGCAGATGGGGTGATGTGATCCCTCAGAAGCAAGCTTTTGTTATCGAACGTATCACTAAAGGCAAGCTTAAATACGATGCCAGCCTTTACCAAAAGTCTACAGACACAGCAGCTTAAACATAACTACCAAAGGAAAAACAAGATGGTAGAGCAAACCCTGAAGGAAGTAGTGAAAGCGATGTGTAAGGCGTACCCAGGAGGCCGCCAGGCTATGGCTGGTGCGTTGGGCATGTCAGAAACCCAGTTCAACAACAACCTTTACGAGAAAAACGGTTGTCGTTTCTTTGAAGTCACCGAGTTGGAAGCGATGGAAGACATTTCCAACACGTCATTCGTTGCCGACTACTTTGCCAAGCGTCGTGGCGCACTGCTGGTGGACGTACCAAGCCTGGAAGATCTGGACCGTGTTGACTTGTTCAGCCGTGCAATGCGTACAGCAGCTGCAAGAGGTCAGGTTGATCAGATTATCCAGAAGGCGCTTGAGGATGGAGTGATTGAAAAGCATGAAGCCGAAGAGATTCTGGAACATCACCGCCGTCATCTGGCAGCGCGTGAAGAAGAAATCCGCGCGATTGTGGCCTTATTCAGCCGCCGTCAAAAGAAGTGACGCCAGCGAGTGTGCAGCTCCTGGCGTCGTGGCGTGTCGTATTCAGTGGAGAAACTAACGCATGAACAGTGTAACAACACAGTACCGCAGGTCGCAACTAATTGCTCGACCTATGCCGGGTGGAAAAGGTCCGGCGCAGTTCGTGTATGGGGTAATGGTATCCGGATGCTTTGAGCCTGTCTGCTACCAGTTTGCCGATTGGGTTGTAGGTGATTTCAACGGCCAGGCGGAGAAGGTCGAATGCGAGCACTCAACAGACGGTTTAAAGACAGCTACGGCGTCCCAGTCAGGGTTATCCGGTGGGAGCCAGAAACTCAACGGGTTATATACCTGCGCGACGGATACGAGCATGAGTGCTTCAGTCCTCTCGAACAGTTTCAGCGTAAATTCAGGGAAATAGAGGGACAGAATGAGCCTGTTAATGACATCCCGGCCAATAGTAATAAATCCTGACCTTGCATACAGCATTGGCCTGAATGAGGCGATTGCTTTGCAGCAGATTAATTACTGGCTGCAAGAAACCAAATCAGGCATGGAGAGTGATGGTGTTCGCTGGATTTACAACACGACAGAACAGTGGCTGGAGCAGTTCCCGTTCTGGTCTGAGTCAACTCTGAAGCGTACCTTCACCCGCCTGAAGACACTCGGTGTGCTCAAAATTGAGCAACTGAACAAGTCCCAACGCGACATGACCAACTTCTACACGATCAACTATGAAAGCGAGCTTTTAGATGAAGTCAAAGTGACCGAATCGAAGAGGTCAAAATGCGCTGTTCCATCAGGTCAAAATGACACGATGGAAGAGTCCAAAGTGACACGCTCCATCAGGTCAAAACGAACCGATGTCATCAGGTCAAAATGCACTGATGATCCTACAGAGAATACAACAGAGAGTACTACAGAGAATAAAACCCCTTCTTGTCCGGAAGCTTCGCAACCGGACGCTTTGGTTAATCCAAATGATTTTCTGTCTCGTCATCCCACAGCGGTGGTTTTCAGTGCGGCAAAACGTCAATGGGGAACTCAGGAAGATTTAACCTGCGCAGAATGGATCTGGGGAAAGATTATCCGACTTTACGAGCAAGCCGCTGAGTCTGACGGTGAACTTGTTCGCCCTAAAGAGCCTAACTGGGTTTCCTGGGCTAACGAGGTTCGTCTGATGTGCACTCAAGATAATCGCAATCACCGCCAGATCTGCGAACTGTACGGTCGTGTTAATCGTGATCCTTTCTGGTGCAAAAATATTCTTAGTCCTTCGAAACTGCGTGAAAAATGGGATGAGTTGTCTCTGAAGTTATCAGCGTCAGCGAGCAAACATGAGGTTCGAGAGGACCCAATGTTTAAATCCAAATACGAGTGCGATACACGCATTCCTGAAGGATTCAGGGGGTAATGATGAGCATTCTGAAAACGGTCCAGATGTTTATTGCCATGAACCCCGGCTCCACGACCAGAGACATCATCGAAGGTCTGACCCAGTTCAGTCAGGACAGGATCCAACTCGCCGTTTGCCGCCTGTATGGTTCTGGGATGGCAACGCGTAAACGCGACGGGCGACAATTCCGTTACTACGCGGAACCGCCAGCAGATTGCCACTTTGAGGTGTTTGAACCAACTCCTGAAGTCAGCGCCCTGATGGAAACGGCGAAAGGCCTGGAGTCGAAAAGTCTCTTTCATCGTGCCGCGACGATTTACATGGAGGCGTTCAGCGCATCAGCCATTGAATCAGAGAGGGCGGCTATTCTGGCGGAACGTCAGCGCTGTCTTGGCCTGGCTAAGCCTGCAGTTATTGCCGACGACGGATGTTATCTGGCTGGTCGATTTTCGGGAGGCCGTTAATGAACTATTCACTGATTTACGCTGATCCACCATGGGAATACGGGAACACTATCAGCAATGGCGCAGCGGAAAACCATTACGGCACGATGAAACTCATCGACATAAAACGTCTGCCCGTCTGGGAGCTGGCTGCGGAAGATTCCGTTCTGGCCATGTGGTTCACCGGTACACATACCCGTGAAGCGATCGAACTTGCTGAGGCATGGGGTTTTAAGGTTCGGACCATGAAGGGATTCACCTGGGTGAAGCTTAACGCACTGGCAGAACAGCATATCAATAAAGCGCTTCAGGCTGGTGGAGTAGAGGACTTTTACGACTTCCTCGACCTGTTGAACGCTCAGACCCGAATGAACGGTGGTAACTATACCCGCGCCAATACAGAGGATCTTCTCATCGCCACCCGTGGTAAAGGGCTGGAACGGTTAAACGCAGGCGTGAAGCAGGTTATCTACAGCCCACTCGGCGAACACAGCCAGAAGCCAGCAGAAGCGCGTTACCGTCTGGAGCAATTATACGGAGATGTGTCACGCATTGAGTTGTTCAGCCGCTGCGCTGTTCTCGGCTGGCATCACTGGGGAAATCAGGCAGAAAACCCTGATGTAATCATGTTCCCTGGTTACGTTGCTAAACCTGCTCCGCTGCTGGAGGTGGTTTATGCAGGACGTTGAAGCACGTAACGCGCTTCGTAACATCGCCAGAAGATGCAACGAGGAAATAAGCGCTAAACGCAAGGCTAACCCTGGTATGAATTGTGACGAAATAGCCAGACCAATTTTTAACAGTGCCATGGGGATGGTTAAGCAACTTGGCTTTACGCCATCACATTTGTATCTCGAAGTCGGGATTCTGAACAAGCGGATTAAGGAGCGCTGAAGTGAACAAACTTACCGTGAGACAAAGTGAAGTACTTGGTTCAATCGTGAACTATCAGCGCAGGTTTGGATTCCCTCCAACGATATGTGAACTGGCAGGGCTAATTGGTTGCTCATCACCAAATGCGGCAGCGGAACATGTGAAGGCCATAGCGAAGAAGGGATATATCTCAGTTGCGCCTGGAGTTTCCAGAGGGATCACCGTTATTTCAGGAAATGATGAGGCAGACGCGATATCGATCATCAAGTCACTCATTAACGGTGATAGTGATTCAAGAGAACGCGCCTTGTTATGGCTGGAAGCGAGGAGTGTTCAGCAATGAAATTAACGTTGCCATTCCCGCCAACAGTTAACACCTATTACCGGTCCCCTGACCGTGGAGCGTTAAAGGGTAAACATCTGATTAGTGAGATGGGGAGGAAGTTCAAAAAGAACGTTTATGCCTCTGTTGTGCAGCAGTACGGCGGCATACCGAAACCAGTTAACGTCAACGTTGAGGTAAACATAGTTCTTTTCCCGCCAGATAACAGACGGCGGGATCTGGACAACTACAACAAAGCGCTGTTCGACGCACTGACGAATGCCAGAGTCTGGGAAGACGACAGTCAGGTTAAACGGATGGCTATCGAGTGGGGACCGGTAGCAAAGCCCGGAAGAGTAGAAATCAATATTAATCACTATAAATAACTGTTCAAACATACAGGTGACAATGCAAGCACATTTCTAAGTCTGTAAAATACGAAAACCGGCGTAGTGGGGTGCAGTCCGCTTCGCATTTCAATAAGTGGAGAAGGTTATGAATCAGTTGATGGTAATTGATGGTGTATCCGTAAGTCGTGACGTTGTTGGTCGTTATAGCCTCAATGATCTTCACCGAGCAGCAGGTGGACTTGATAAACACAAGCCAGCTTTTTGGCTGCGAAACGAACAAACAGAGCAATTAATAACCGAGTTGCAAATTTGCAACTCGGATGTACCCGAGCCAGTAAGTGTTATTAGAGGCGGGAAATTGCAGGGTACATATGTTTGCCGTGAATTAGTTTACTCATACGCAATGTGGATTAGCGCAGCATTCAATCTGAAAGTGATCAGGACGTTTGATGCCATTCAATCATCAGGGAAATCTGCAGGTGCATCCGATCGTGTTCAGGCTGGGGTAATCTTGCTTGAATCTGCTGCAAAACTGCTCAATCTTTCTAACTCATCCAAACTTGGCGCTTATCAAAAGCTCCAGCAGGTCGCAGGTTTACCGGATCTAATGCCGCATTATGCTATTGATGCTCCTGCAGGAGCCTTGGACGGTTCCAGTCGCCCGACACAGTCACTAAGTGCTCTCCTCAAAGCAAAAAATATCCGCATCACAGCGAATCAGGTTTATCACATGATGTCCAGGCTTGGCATTGTTGAGCAAAAAGAGCGGCACAGTCGCACCGGTGTCAATGGTGTTAAAAAGTTCTGGTCGCTAACTGCGAAAGGTTGCATGTACGGGAAGAACATCACCAGTCCAGCCAACCCAAGAGAAACACAGCCACATTTCTTCGAATCTAAGTTTAGTGAACTACTAAAAATTATCGACATCGTAGCCTGAGGTAACAGTGCGAGCTCTACTTACACCTGAAGTTGCACCGATGACCGGGGTAGTAATATTTCGCCCAGGCAGTGAACTGATGCATCTGTTCAGACATGGTCGTGTTCTTATCGAGCCACAGGCAGAGTCAATGACTGAGTTGCCGTCTGGTCTGCTGCCAGAGACTGCTCAGGAGCTTCAGAACGATCCGTTAATGCGTGATGTCTTCGAAAATCAGAAGGTCATACATCGTGCTGGTGGACTCAATTCACTGGATGCTTGGCTCGAAAGAAAACTGGAATGTCAGTACCCACACAGCGAGTGGCACGATCGCAACTACACCATCACCCGGCATGCACCTGGCTCAATCCGCACGTGCTGGGGCTGTGACTTAAAAATTCGTGATCAGTTCACTGAAGGTCTGGCGGGTATAGCCCGTGAAAACCTGGTATCCTGGCTACTGAAGGTCGTAAACGGACAATTAGGTTTCAGTGAGGACCACGTTCTTACGCTGCCGGAGTTTTGCTGGTGGATGGTCAGGAGCGACCTGGCTGATGAGATACCTGAAGCAGTAGCGCATAAAGCTCTTCGTATGAATAAAGAGCCCCACAAGTCGGTAACACGTGAAAGCGATATTGTTCCGACTTTACCCGCTCAACAACTGGTACAGGAGAAAGCGAAAAAGATAGTGGCGATGAAGGTAGACCCGGAGACGCCGGAATCCTTCATGCTAAAACCCAAGCGTCGCCGCTGGGTGAATGAGAAATACACGAGATGGGTTAAGGCCCAGCCGTGCGTCTGCTGTAACAAGCACGCTGACGACCCCCACCACCTGATTGGCCACGGGCAGGGTGGAATGGGTACAAAGGCACACGACCTGTTTGTGATTCCTCTGTGCAGAGAGCATCACGACGAGTTGCATGCTGATCCTGTGGCATTTGAAGCGAAATACGGTGACCAGCTGGTCCTGGTGTTTCGGGTTATAGATCGTGCGCTGGCAATCGGCGTACTGGCGTAAGTGGAGAACGCTAAATGATTAATCCTTCTGAAGTTGGTAAATCTGGTGAAATGGTTCGTCTTCGTACTCTGGAAAGCATCTGGATACAGGGTAAGTTGCGCATGTGGGGGCGCTGGTCTTATATCGGCGGTGGTAGTGGTGGGAACATGTTTAACCAGCTACTTGCATCCGGAAAAATCACCAAAACGGCAATTAACGAAGCACTACGCCGGATGAAGAAAGCGGGTATCAGCAAACCCGAACTGGAAGCGTTCCTCAAAGAGATTCTGGAAGGGAAGAATAAAAGCGGTCTGGCGTTCTGTACCGATGAAGAAGCGCTGGCCATCGACGCTGTACTCAGCGGTATCCTTGTTCAGTCAGGGCATAAGAAGTTATATGCTCTTATTGAAGACCGTTATATCAAGCGCCTCAGCAAAAAGGCGATGGCAAGAAACCTAAATGAAAAGCATCCTGAATGGTGTTTGCGAACCTGTGAAAGCCGGATTGATGTTTGGCTAAATGTAGCAGAATCGATGCTATACAAGCCAATGTGTGACGCATTCGGTACAAATAGCGACAGGTTCTACTTGAATAGTTGCGCGGAAAATGCTTAAATTGTGTTAAGCTCGGGACGTTAAACCGAACTGAGCAAGAAACAGAACAAACCCGCCATTATGAGCGGGTTTTTTATTTTAGGAATGATAATCGATCGTTATTGATTTAATTGCTGAATCATTTAAAAGCGTGTAACTTAAAAGCGAAATTAAGTGATCATTCATTTCTTGAAGAATTATATTTTGATGAAGGTTGAAACACACGCCAGGGTCTGTCTTCAGAATTCTTTTGGCTAATGATTTCGCGTGCTTAAAACCTTCTATATTTTCATCAAAATTTCCCTTGTCATGCCTTGTACCATCTATGTTCCATGAAACCTCTTTGTTTGGGTTCCTTTTCTTCCAGATGTGAATGTGTCTTTTGGTTGACGCCCCATCATTCTGTGGATCGATTCGATAACTAAAACCTGTTATCGGATCATACTTTGTCATTGAGCGCATTACTGGATGAAACCACGTAGGTAAAATAACTGTAATCACTATGGATTCATCTTCATCAATCTCTTTCATTGGTTACCTCCATTCCCATAAATTTCTTTTATATTATCGGACTTCATGATTTTTTATTTAGCTAATGACCAGAATTCTTTAAAAACCATTGGATAACACTGTGTAAAAAGTGCTTTTGAATTTATCTGGGGGGCAAGAAAATGCACCAGTAAACGGATAGACCGCAGTCGAAAGACAATGCAGCAGTCATGATGCTGCCCCGAGTCTCCGCGTAGAGAGCCAGCTTTGCATCTGGTGAGGGTAAATAAGAAAAGAAGCACCGGCGTCGCCGCGTGACAGCCAATCACGCACTGGTTAGAGCTAACGGGGAGCAGAGACGAACCGGGGTGACGAACTCAAGGGCATGAGCGTGGCCACTCCGGGAAGTGGCAAAGAATTTATAGCCTCGCTTATGCGGGGCTTTTTACATTTGCGCCCCGTTCGGTGCATATGGCCTTTGACAGATTGATAAATATAGCCATTTAGACGGCAATTCTTTCCCCTCATATTGAGAGGATTCACAGCAATAAGAGGGGGCTTAATGTCCGATCCTGTTTCTGGCACTACGGTCGCGGCTGGTGGACTGATGGGAGCCAGCGTATTTGGTCTTGCAACCGGTATTGATTATGGCGTGGTATTTGGCGCATTCGCTGGTGCAGTATTTTATGTGGCGACAGCGGCAAATATCACACGAGTACGACTGGTTGCTTACTTCATGACGTCATTCATTGTTGGCGTTCTTGCTGCTGGCCTGGTTGGTTCAAAGTTGTCACAAGCTACCGGGTACAGTGACAGACCATTAGACGCGCTTGGTGCTGTTGTAGTGGCTGCGATGACAATCAAAGTGCTCACATTTTTCAACAGTCAGGATTTGGGAAGCCTGTTCAGTATTCTTTCGCGATTCCGTGGAGGAGGGGCCAGCAATGGTAACAAGTGATCCGTCAGCGATGGTGAATGCAGGTATTTGTGCAGTCATCGTCCTTGTCCTGATGTTCTACCAGCGTGAAGGGGCAAGACATCGCCCCGCTATATCATTGCTGGCTTACTTCTTTGTGCTGGTCTATGCCAGTGTTCCATTCCGATATCTGTTTGGCCTCTACCAGGAGTCACACTGGATGGTGGTCATCGTAAACCTTCTTATTTGCGCTGCCGTCTTATGGGCTCGTGGGAACGTGGCGCGTCTCGTTGATACGCTGAGGCATTAATGAACCAATCACAATTTCAGCAGGCGGCTGGTATAAGCGCCGGGCTTTCTTCACGCTGGTTTCCACACATTGATGTGGCAATGAAAGAGTTTGGCATTGTTAAGCCTGAAGACCAGGCAATGTTTATTGCTCAGTCAGGACATGAATCAGCGGGGTTCTCTGCGCTGGTAGAGAGCTTCAACTACACCCCAGCCGCTCTGCTGACCACCTTTGGACGCCGCATTACGAACTACCAGGCCTATATGCTTGGGCGTGACAAAGAAAAAGGGCAGGAAGCCAATCAGCCAGCCATTGCAAATCTTGTGTACAGCAATCGCCTCGGTAACAAAGCATCGGGCGATGGGTGGAAATATCGTGGCCGTGGGCTGATTCAGATTACCGGTCTTGATAATTACCGCCGCTGCGGAACGGGATTAAAACTGGATTTAGTCAGTAATCCTGAGTTGCTGGAAAAGGATATCAACGCAGCACGGTCAGCTGCATGGTTCTATGCCACCAGCGGATGCCTGAGCTATTCCGGCGATCTGGTTCGCATCACTCAGATCATCAATGGTGGGCAGAACGGCATTAACGACCGCCGTGAACGTTACGCCAAAGCTAAAGCCGCACTGGTATGAGGTCGCTATGGGACTTGAAATGATTATCGGCCTGGCTGTTGCTGTACTGGCTGCAATTGCAGGTGCTTTTGGTCTGGGTAAATCACGCGGTACAAGTATCGCCGAAACAAAAGCGGACCAGCAGCGCACTGAAGAACGTGCAACTGCTACTGAAGCTGTTGCAGAGCGCCGGGTAGAAACAACAAAAGGAGCCAGGGATGTACAACAGACTGTTAATCATCTTCCTGATGACGATGTTGACCGTGAGTTGCGCGAAAACTTTACCCGCAAAACCTGAAGTAACGGACACGGCCTGTGACTGGGTGAACATCATTTACCTCACCGAGCACGATATTGCTGTGCTGGATAAGCAAACGAAGCGGGACATATTGGCGCATAACAAATCAGTGCAGGCTAACTGCAGGAAGGAGTCAGGGCGTGAACGTAGAGAACCTAAGTAACGCGCATTACATCTATAACGAAATGAAAGAGCTACAGCGACAGAAAGGCATGCTGGAAAGTGGTGATGGGCTTGGTGTGACAATCCAGTCTACCTATCAGGATAAAGCCTTTCTCGATGCTATTCGCCCACATGCAGTGGCTGAACTTGATCGCCGTATAGAGAAAAAGAAAGCCGTGCTGGTTAGTTTTGGCATCTCATTCACTTAAGGAAGCCTGCGGAGGTTAAATGCGTCTCACTGTATTAGATGACGATCCCGGCAGAAAAATTAATCTCGCTCAGGAACGATACACCGTTTATCTCGACGGTGTAGAGGTTAAGCATGTCTTCACTGCTGATGATGAGAAGGGAGAAGTAATCGCAGCCGTTCCTGATGAGCGTGGTTATATGACGACAGAGAACGGTGAAGTGAAGCAGCATACGCTTTACGGTTCTGTGAGGATTGAACCATGCCAGCGTTAATCCCTCGCGCATGTCGCAAGAGAGGTTGTCCCGGTACGACTACGGATCGCTCTGGTTACTGTGAGCAGCACCGCAATGAAGGCTGATACTGATATATAATCACCCATCGCTGTATGATCGAGGAGGAGTGATGAAATATTGTCCTGAGTGTGGTTCCAATGATGTGGTAAAGGATAAACAAAGAGGCGGTTGGAGCGGTGATTATATTTGCGAGAACTGCGGATTTAATGCTGATCCTGGCGAATTCTGGTCAGAGACCGAGTACAGAATGAGGAAGAGGGTTGAGAATTTACCCGGCTATCGTAAGAAAGAATGATTCAGCCCGCTTCGGCGGGTTTTTTTATGGTAACGGATAGGAACCGGAACAAATATCACATGAACAAAGAACCACGCATATATGGCAGTAAGTGGGACCGTGAGCGTCTTATATTCCTTCGTGCTCACCCCTTATGCGTCATGTGTCACGAACAAGACAGGGTGACAGCAGCAACCGTCGTTGACCATATCATTCCGCACAAGCTGAAAGAGGCGCTGCGATCTGGGGACAGCCAGGCAATAGCGAAGGCACAGAAGCTTTTCTGGAGCCGTAAGAACTGGCAAGGGCTGTGTAAGCAGCACCACGACTCAACGAAGCAGCGAATGGAGAAACGCGGTGCCGTCATCGGATGCGATGAAAGCGGGATGCCACTAGACCCCGCGTCACACTGGTTCAAATGATAATGGTTATCATGAGGTGGAGGGCGGGTAAAAAGTTCAGAACCTTGCCCCTGAATGACCGCCGCTCGTCCTTTTTGCACACAACCGCGAAATGAAAAGTTTTTTTCGGGAGGTTCCGATGGCAGGAAGACGCCCGAAACCGTCCCACCTGAAGGTGGTAACCGGTAATCCGGGCAAACGTAAACTCAACGACAAAGAACCCACCCCGGCCAGAGAAATCCCAAGCCCTCCTGCACACCTCACTGACTGGGGAAAGGTGGCCTGGGGAAAACTGACAGTGCTGCTTGATGGTATGGGGGTTCTCACTGTTGCAGACGTGCTGGCGCTGGAGCGCCTTTGCGATATTTACGCCGACATACTCCAGCTGCGCCTTACGATCGCTGACGAGGGGAGAACGTATACAGTGCAGACGGATGGCGGCTTTTTGATTAAGGCAAACCCTGCAGTGGCCATGTTGGCTGATGCAGATCGCCGTTTTAAAAGTTACCTGGTCGAATTCGGTCTTACTCCGGCCGCCAGAACGAAGGTGAAAGTTGATGGTGGAGAAAAAGAAGAAGACCCGCTCAACCAGTTCTTCGGTTGATCCCGCCACGCAATACGCGATGGACGTAACCTCTGGAAAAGTAATTGCCGGTCCTGATATTCGTAATGCCTGCCAGCGCCATTTGCGTGATTTAAAAGAGGGTAGTAAACGCGGTCTGAACTGGGATGTTGAATCGGTTACACGAGCTATCAACTTTTTTGCTCAGGTATTGAAACTGAATGGTGGCGAGCACGAAGGTGCGCCATTTATTCTTCTGCCCTGGCAATGCTTTATTGTCGGCTCTGTTTTCGGCTGGAGGCGTGAAAACGGTACGCGCCGTTTCCGCACTGTGTATGTTGAGTCAGGAAAAGGTTCTGGTAAATCTCCGCTGGCTGCGGGAGTTGGCCTTTACTGCATGATGGCTGACAAAGAGCCGCGAGCAGAAGTGTATGCTGCAGCGACGAAAAAAGACCAAGCCATGATCCTGTTTCGTGATGCTGTGGCTATGGTTGATCAGTCTCCAGCGCTTCTGTCCAGAATTCAAAAATCCGGTGGAGCCGGTAAAGAGTGGAACCTGGCTTTCCTGCAAAACGGTTCTTTCTTCCGGCCTATCAGTTCTGATGATGGACAGTCCGGGCCGCGTCCTCACTGCGCCCTGATTGATGAGATTCACGAGCATAAAGATAACCGCGCGGTTGAGATGATGCGTGCCGGGACTAAAGGTCGGCGGCAGGCGTTAATTTTTATGATAACCAACAGCGGGCATGACAAAACCAGCGTCTGTTACGACTATCACCAGTACGGGCAGAAGGTTGCAGCCGGTCAGCGAGAAAACGATGCCTTTTTCGCTTTTATCTGTTCACTGGATGAAGGCGACGATCCTTTTAAAGATGAATCATGCTGGGGGAAAGCTAACCCATCAATGGGGCATACTTTTCTTTCTGATTACCTGCGCGAGCAGGTGGAAGATGCCCGTGGCATGCCTGCGAAAGAAAGTCTGGTTCGCCGACTCAATTTCTGTCAGTGGGTGGATGCAGAGAACCCGTGGATCAGCGGTGATATCTGGATGGCCTGTGAAAAGGACATCAGTATTGAACAGTTACGGGGTAAAACCTGCTTTGGCGGTCTGGATTTATCGGGTAAACGTGACCTTACATCGCTGTCTCTTTATTTTCCTGACATCAGTGTAATGCTGACAGAGTTCTGGACCCCTAAAGATACTTTATATGATCGCGCCCGCGTTGACCGGGTTCCTTACGACGTATGGGAGCGTGATGGTCATATCCATGCACCACCCGGTACAGCCATTGACTACGGTTTTGTCGCAAAGCGGATGGCAGAGCTGGCGGCAATGTTTGATATACGAAAAGTCGCTTTCGACCGCTATCACATTGACTACTTAACTCCTGAACTGGATGACGAAGGGGTTACGGTTCCTCTGGTACCGCACGGCCAGGGATTTGGTAAATCGGCAGAGTCAGGTTTGTGGATGCCGCACTCCATTGAACTGTTTGAGCAGCTGATTATGGAAAAGCGGATCAGCATTGTTCTGAACCCCTGTCTGCGCTGGTGTGCGGCGAACGCCGTTATTGAAGAAGATAAAAACGGAAACCGGGTTTTCAGCAAGCGCAGAAGTAATGGCCGTATAGATGGCGTTGTTTCTGGTGCGATGGCAGTTGGCGCGGCAGAAGGAGATGAAGAGGATGACAGCGATATTGAGGGTTTTTTTGACGATCCGATCATAGTGGGTATCTGATGGCTAAGAATAAACAGCAACCAGGGCGCGTAAAGAGCGCTCTTTTAAACTGGCTTGGTGTTCCAGTAAGCCTGACGACCGGTGAATTCTGGCGGGAATGGTTTGGAACCAGCAGTAGCGGAAAAGTGGTCACCGCAGACAAAGTTATCCGGCTTTCCGCTGTATGGGCGTGTGTCAGGCTCTTGAGTGAGTCGGTCTCCACGCTTCCGCTTAAAATTTACGAGAGACAGGCCGATGGATCGCGTAAGCTGGCCCAGAACAATCCCGCCTACCAGATATTATGCAGACGCCCTAATCCGGAAATGACGCCTTCCCGCTTCATGCTGATGATTGTGGCCAGTGTTTGTCTGCGCGGTAACGCCTTTGTCGAAAAGCTGTTCATCGGCAGCAAGCTGGTATCACTGGTTCCACTGCTTCCTCAGAACATGGTTGTAAAGCGGCTCGATAGTGGAAAATTACTGTACACCTACACGGAAAACGGAATCCAGCGGGTCATTCCTGTAGGCAGGATGATGCACATTCGCGGTTTTGGCCTCGATGGTGTGTGCGGGATGATGCCGACAATGGCCGGGGTGGATGTCTTCGGTGCTGCGATGTCTGTTGATGAAGCGGCGGCGAAAATCTTCGAAAATGGCCTGCAGAGTACCGGCTTCCTTTCTTCGAAAACGGCGCTGAGTAAGGAACAGCGAGAAAGGTTGCGTATCAGCCTTCAGAGCTTTATTGGCTCTAAAAATGCCGGGAAACTGATGGTTCTGGAAAATGAACTGACATACCAGAACGTCACCATGAACCCGGAAGCCGCACAATTGCTTGAAAGCCGCTCATTCAGCATTGAGGAAATCTGTCGCTGGTTTCGCGTACCGCCATTCATGGTCGGCCACACGACAAAACAATCCAGCTGGGCCTCGAGTCTTGAGGGGATGAACATGCTGTTTCTGACCCATACTCTGCGTCCCCTGCTGGTCAATATTGAGCAGGAAATCTCGCGCTGCCTTCTTAACGGTGATGAGGATTTGTTTGCAGAGTTTTCCGTTGAAGGTCTTCTGCGTGCCGACAGTGCAGGACGTGCCGCGTACTATACCAGCGCCCTGCAGAATGGCTGGATGTCGCGTAACGATGTGCGAAGGCTGGAAAATATGCCACCAATTGAAGGCGGTGATATTTATACAGTTCAGCTCAACCTGACTCAGTTGAAGAATCTTGAAAACAGCAACCCGGCGATTCAGGCACTGGCCCTGAGAGAGCTGCATAACCACGTATTCCCCGATATTTCCTTTGAACAATCTCCGCTGAAACAGGCCGCTTAGGAGCACTTTCCTGATGAGCAAAAAACAACTTCCGGTAGCGCCGGCGGGCCGCCCCTGCGCGCGCGTTACCTGTGAAACATTACCGTCCGCACTGGACCGCTGGGACGGCGGGATCAAAGCGGCGGCCACCGACGATAACAGCATTTCTGTTTTTGATGTTATCGGGCAGGACTACTGGGGCGAAGGGGTAACAGCTAAACGTATTGCCGGTGCGCTTCGGGCTATGAACGGCGCCGACGTCACGGTGAATATCAACTCACCCGGCGGCGACATGTTCGAAGGTCTGGCTATTTATAACCTGCTCCGCGAATACGAAGGCCGTGTAACGGTGAAGGTGCTGGGTATTGCCGCCAGCGCCGCCTCGATAATTGCGATGGCCGGGGATGATATTCAGATTGGCCGCGGTGCCTTCCTGATGATCCACAACTGCTGGGTATACGCGATGGGAAACCGCCATGATTTTGCAGAACTGGCACAGTCACTGGAACCCTTCGATACCGCTATGGCTGACATCTACGCGGCGCGCTCCGGCCTTGATATGGCCGCCGTGCAGAAGCTGATGGACGCTGAAAGCTATATCGGTGGCAGTGATGCTGTGGCGAAGGGACTGGCAGACAGCCTGCTTTCTGCTGATGCGGTCAGCGACGGCGACGAATCGCCTGCAGCCGCGCTTCGCAAACTTGATGCGCTGCTTGCGAAAACGAATACCCCCCGGTCTGAACGCCGGAAATTAATTAAAGCCTTAACCGGTAACACGCCGGGCGCTGTTACCGATCCCGATGGTAAGCCAGGCGCTACCCAACCCAACCCTGAAATTTTAGCTGAGCTGGATGTCGCATTAAGCGGCCTGGCGAACGCATGCCAGTAACGGAGAAATTATGTCTGACGTGAACGATATTCTTAAAAAAGTCACCGCCTCCATTGAGGAAGCGACCGGAAAATTTAACGCCAAAGCGGAAGAGGCGCTGACTGAGGCGAAGAGGAACGGCAAATTGTCGGCGGAAACCAAAGATACCGTGGATAAAATGGCGTCTGAACTCAACGCACTGAAAGAAGCCGAAAAAACTCTTAAAGCCGCGCTGGGTGAACTGGAGCAGCATGTAGCGCAGATGCCGCTGGCAAATGCAAAGCAGGTTGTGGAATCTGTAGGTCAGCAGGTTATTTCTGCTGAAGCGCTGAAGACCTTTGCTGCCAGCGTCGCGGCCAGCCAGCGGATTTCAATTCCGGTGAAGGCGGCGCTACTCACAGCTAATGTCCCCGGCAATATTGTTGCTCCTGACCGTCTGCCGGGTATTGATACCGCACCTAAGCAACGTCTGTTTATCCGCGATCTGATCGCGCCAGGTACAACGGCATCAAACACTATTTACTGGGTGCAGCAAACTGGTTTTACCAATAACGCCGCGGCGGTCGCTGAGAATACGACCAAACCGTACAGCAACATTGAGTTTGCAGAAAAAATCACTCCAGTTCGAACTATTGCGCATCTTTTCAAGGCATCCAAACAGATCCTCGACGACTTCGCACAGTTGCAGTCTCAGGTTGATGCGGAAATGCGTTTCGGCCTGAAGTATGTCGAAGAGCAGGAAATTCTGTTCGGCGATGGTACAGGCGCTCATCTGGAAGGCATCATTCCACAGGCTTCAGCATTTTCGGCAGCGTTTCAGGTAGAGAATCAGAACGGTATTGACGATCTGCGTCTCGCGATGTTGCAGGCTCAGCTTGCCCGATTCCCGGCCTCCGGTCACGTTCTGCACTTTATCGACTGGGCGAAAATTGAGTTGACCAAAGACACGCTGGGCCGCTACATCCTGGCAAACCCTGCCGCTCTGACGGGGCCAACTCTTTGGGGCCTTCCTGTCGTCGCAACAGAAGCTACAGCCTTCCAGGGTAAATTCCTGACTGGGGCATTCAGTGCCGGTGCGCAAATTTTTGACCGTGAAGAAACGAACGTTGTTATCTCGACTGAGAACGCCGACGACTTCGAGAAAAACATGATCACCATCCGTTGCGAAGAGCGTCTGGCGTTGGCCGTTAAACGTCCTGAAGCCTTTGTTTATGGCTCGTTCACTGTACCGGCGTCTGGCGGTCAGTAATATCTTGTGCGGCCTTCGGGCCGCAATATTCGAGGGAATGCTATGAAGCTTATCGCGGTTAAACCAATTTACTTTGGCGGTGTTGTTGTGACAGAGGGGGAGTTACTGGAAACGCAGGAGCAGCACGGTCGTGAACTGATAAAAAAAGGCTATGCACGGCAGATGGTTGTTGATAATTCTGCTCAGCCAGAACAGCCAGAACAGCCAGAACAGCCAGAACAGCCAGAACAGCCAGAACAGCCAGAACAGCCAGAACAGCCAGAACAGCCAGAACAGCCAGAACAGCCAGAACAGCCAGAACAGCCAGAACAGCCAGAACAGCCAGAAGTTAAAGCAGAGAAGAAGGCGAAAAAGTAATGATCGATCTTGATGTGGTGAAACAGCACTGCCGCATTGATACCGACTTTGCCGGCGATGATGCCCTGCTGAATTTATATACCGGAGCGGCGGCGCGGTACGTCCAGACATGGACCAGGCGAACGCTATATGAAAATCAAAGCGCCCTTGGGTACGCAGATGACCCAGACCCGATTCTGCTCAATGAAGATGTTAAAGCGGCCATGTTACTGCTGATCGGACACTGGTATGCCAACAGAGAATCAGTGGTCGTTGGTCAAACCGTTGCAGAGGTTCCGTTTGCAGTTGAGGCCTTGCTGCAGCCATACCGAATTTACGGGGTGTAAATATGGCTTGTTCCGGGTGCGCTCAGCGGCGCGAGTGGATAAAAAAGTGGGCGAAAATAGCTTATGAACGAGCAACTGGCAAACGAACTGATAGCGGCGCTGCGGGAACAGACCGCAGCTCAGAGAGAACAGACGGAAGCGATAAGCCGCCTGGCTGAATCAAACGCAGCTCTGTGTGATGTCATTATCCAGTCACTGGCCGAAGATGAAGAAATTGATACTACTTCATTAGGCGATGAGCGACCCGTTTACTTGAGTCAAAGGCCGAGGAGGTGATATGCAAGCAGGTAAATTGCGTCACAGGGTTATCCTGCAGGAGCCGGTAAAAGAACAGAACCCTACAACGGGAGCCGTAATTAATACCTGGCGTGATGTCGCAACTATCTGGGCCGAAATATCCCCATTATCAGCGCGGGAGTTTATAGCGGCCCAGGCATCACAGGGCGAAATAACAACGCGTATAACGATTCGTTACCGTGCAAGCATTACCCGAAAGCACCGTATTCTTTTTCGTGGATCAGTATTCAACATTGAGGGCGTGCTTCCGGACCCGAAAAGTGGTCGTGAATATTTGACGCTTCCTTGTTCTGAGGGGGTAAACGATGGCTGATAGTGTTGAAGTAAACCTTACCGGACTCGAGTCACTGCTTGGAAAAATGGAGGCTGTCTCCGAAGTTACCCGAAATAAAGCTGGTCGTTCTGCGCTGCGTAAGGCTGCGAATATAATCAGGGATCGCGCCAGAAGTAACGCAGCCAGAGTTGATGATCCTCTCACCAAAGAGGCGATATATAAGAATATCGTCGCCAGCTTCAGCAGCAAACAATTCCGCAGGACGGGTGATCTGGCATTTCGTGTTGGGGTAATGGGCGGCGCCAGTCAGTATGCAAACACAAAGGCTAATGTCAGGAAAGGCAGGGCTGGGAAAACGTTCAGAACACTGGGTGATAAAAGCAATCCTGGCGGCGATACCTGGTACTGGCGTTTTCTCGAGTTTGGAACCGAACATGCCGCCGCAAAGCCTGTACTGCGACCGGCGATGAATGGTATTGATACCGCAGTAATCAGCGTTTTCGCAGAAGAAATGGAGAAAGCTATCGATCGCGCAGTAAGGCGTGTCGCCAAAAAAGGAACAACAGCATGATTGCTCCAGTTTTTGCCGTCTGTTCGACAGACCCGAAAGTAAAAGAGCTGCTCGGTGCTCACCCGGTAAGGCTTTATCCGTTTGGCATGCTTGATGATGTTCTGGTGTACCCCTACGCAGTCTGGCAGAACGTGGGCGGTGAACCTGAAAATTACCTGAGTCAGAACCCTGACATCGACCGTTATTCCATTCAGGTGGATGTGTACGGTGACACCGATGAAGATGCTCTTGCTGTGGCGCGAGCATTACGCGATGTCATTCAGCGCAAGGCTTACATTACCCGCTGGGACGCGCAGGGCAGAGACCCGGTAACCCTCAAATACCGCTATTCATTCGACGTTGACTGGCTGGTCAACCGATAACTCAAAACCACTCACATCACACCGGCTATAAGCCGGTTTTTTTATAACCGGAGATAACAATGTCTGTATTGACGCAAGGTACGCAGCTCTTTGTGCTCGCAAAAGGCGCGGTGAGCGAAGTTGAATGTATCACTGCATTCTCACCCGGCAGCAACCCGGCGGACCAGATTGAAGACACCTGTCTTTCTGAGCGCTTTGATCGCAGCTATAAGCGTGGTCTTCGAACGCCTGGCACAGCATCACTGACGCTTAACGCTGATCCTAAAAATACCAGCCACATCATGCTCTACAACCTGTCCATTTCGGACGACGAAGAGGATCAGGACCTGACGTTCGCGATTGGATGGTCAGACGGAACCGCATCGCCAACTGCGGCTGAAGATGGTGCATCCGGTGCAGTCGATGGCCTGGTGTTACCTGACAGCCGCACATGGTTCGTATTCAAAGGCTATGTGTCCGACTTCCCGTTTGATTTTGCAGCAAACACGGTTGTTTCTACTTCTGCATCTGTCCAGCGCTCCGGATCTGCTGTTTGGGTGCCAAAAGTCGTGACCCCATAAAATCAGGGCGGCAACGCCCTCATTAATCAGGATAACTAATGAAATTAACACTTGATGCACTCAAGGAGTCCGGCGCGTTTACCGATCGCCCGGTTGAGAAAGAAATCACCTGGACTCAGGGTGATAAAAAAATCACCGCGACCGTGTATGTCCGCCCGATGGGTTATCACACAGCAACGTCCGATGTGCTGGCTTTTGGGGGTAAGGTCGATGGTGTGGCAGGGCGTATCGCCGCATCCATCTGCGATGAACAGGGTAAACCCATCTTCACCCCGGCTGACATTACTGGTGAGGCCGATCCTGAACGTGGAGCACTCGATGGTGGCCTGACGGTAGCACTGCTTCTGGCCATTCAGGAAGTTAACGATCTGGGAAAGACTTCGAGCTCAGCGCCGAAGACGAATTCTGGTGCGAGCTCGTCCTCAACGGAATCGGAGGCAGAACGATCGCCGAAGCGCGGGAAGTCCTCTCATTCAAAGAGTCCCAAATCTGGGCAAAGTACCGGGAACGATACGGAAGCCTGAACCCTATGTTGCGGGTTGAGTGGGGTGCCGGGCTGGTGACCAGCATGATAGCCAACGTTAACAGAGACCCCAAGCGCCCACCATTCAACCCGACCGATTTCACACTGCACTTTACCAAAGTCAAAGCTGCTGATGGACCAATCTCGTTAGAGGAAGCCAGAGCCAGCTGGACATAATGCTGCCACCGGAGAGTTTATGGCTTCCAAATCACTTGGTACGCTGACAATCGACCTGATTGCAAAAACGGGCGGTTTTGTCTCCGGCCTTAATCAGGCAGAACGCGCCTCTGCAAAGTGGAGCAAACAGGTACAGGATGATGCAGCATCCGCCAGCGCTGCACTGGCGGGTATTGGTGCGGCAGCCGTAACTGCTAGTCTGGGTGTTGGAGCGGCTGGTTTTCAGTTACTGAAAAGCACTTCCAAGCAGATTACCGAAACTGACCGCTGGGCAAAGTCGCTAAGGATATCAACTCAGGAGCTTTTAGCATGGCAGTTTGCTGCTGAAAAGGCAGGGGTGTCCGGCGATCAGATGGCTGATATTTTTAAGGATATCGGCGATAAGATAGGTGACGCTGTCCTGAACAAGTCGGGTGAAGCAGTTGATGCCCTTAATTCCCTGGGTTTGTCCGCTGAGAAATTATCCAAAGTAAGTCCTGAAAAACAGCTCCTGGCAATTGGTGAATCACTTGGCAAGATCGGCACGAATGCCGAAAAGACAACCATACTTGAAAGCCTGGGCAATGACCTTTCAAAACTTCTTCCGTTGTTCGATAACAATAATGAGAAACTGAAACGGTTTATTGATCTGGCTAAGGATTATGGGGTAGCGCCAGACCCATCTTCCATTGATGACCTGGTTAAAGTTAACCAGCTATTCGAAGACATGGAGGCTCAGGTTGCTGGCCTGAAGATGGAGATTGCCGCAGGTCTGGCAAAGGTTGACCTTGGACAACTGCAAAACTCTCTTGATGAACTTCACAATGTTTTAACTGATCCTGCTGTCCTGCAGGGTATCTCTGATCTGGTGTCTGAAGTTGCACAGCTTGCTGGATGGCTTGTAAAAGCCGCCGCCGGCGCTGGTCAACTTGCCGCAAGCACCGGCAACAGATTTGCCGCTCTGAGCGGTAAAATTGACCTCAAAAATATCGATCAGGTAAATGAGCGCATTGCTTATTTGCAAAAAAACCTTGAAGGAAGAAAGGGTTTTTATTCGCAGGACAAATCAATGTTCGCCTGGTTCACTGGTGGGAATGATAGTGTAAAAGCACTCAACGATGAACTGAACACCCTTATCGAAACCAGAAACAGGCTGTCAAAACCTGCTGTTGGCATTCTTCCGCTTGGTGCTGCTACTGTCGGAATTGGGAAACCATTCTCCCTTCCACCGGGCGAGACTAACGGCAAAGTTACGCCTGATGCAAGCGCAAGAAAACTGGAAAGCTCTTTCAAATCCATGGAGATGGGTTACCTGCGCCAGATTGCGCTCATCGATACCACCGGCAAAAAAACGGTGGAGGTGACCGAGCAACAGAAACTCCAGTTCGATTTGGCGGAGGGAAAGCTCACCGGAATTAACAACGCGCAAAAAATACGGCTTCAACAGTTGGCTCAGGAAGTGGATCGCCTGAACGCTGTCAAAAAAGCCAATGAAGAAAATGCCAGGGTAGCGGCGTTTGTGGCAAATCTGCAGGCACAGAACGAGAATGCGCGTGCGGATTTAGGCGTGGATGTGCAGGGTGCAGGAATCGGCAATAAGCAGCGTGAGCGGCTCAGGGAGCGCCTGAGTATTGAGCGCGATTTTCTCGATCAGCAGCGGGAGCTGCAAAAGCAGTATCAGTCCGGTGATATAAGCCAGACGGTTTATGACCGGGAAACGCAGGCTCTGAAGGATGCGCAGTCTGAAAGGCTTGAAGTTCAGGAGGATTACTACAAGAAAGTCGATGCGCTACAGGCTGACTGGGTAACCGGCGCCCGGGACGGACTTGCCGACTGGGTGGATGATTCCACGAACTATGCAATGCAGGCGGCCGACGTCATGAAAACGGCACTCTCAGGGATCAGCAGCAACATTGTCGAGATGCTCAACGGCAATAAAGCGAGCTGGAAAGACTGGGGTATCAGCGTTCTGAAAATCATAGAGCAGGTGATGGTAAATATGATGATCGCGAACGCGGTCAGCTCCATCGGCTCTTTGTTTGCTGGCGCATCTACTGGAGGTACCACGCCATCCGGCGCTTATAACAATGCAGCCGCAAATCTCGATCTCAACGCCAAAGGCGGCGTTTACTCTTCAGCCGATCTCAGTCAGTACAGTAACTCTGTCGTCAGTTCACCGACGTTGTTTGCGTTTGCAAAAGGTGCCGGCCTGATGGGAGAGGCGGGTCCTGAAGCCATTATGCCTCTTACCCGCGCGTCTGATGGTTCACTCGGTGTCCGCGCCGTGGGAAATAGCGGCGTCACGCCAGGTAGTGGAGGGGCACCACAGGTATATATCACCATTGATGGCAACGGAAATACGGCCACTCAAGCGACATCTGGCTATGAACAATTCGCGAAAGATGTGGGTTCTTATACAGATAGGCGTTACAGGGATCTAATAATGAGAGATTTAGCGCCGGGCGGTGCGATCTGGAACCTTGCAAAAGGAGGCCGCTGATGGCTCTTGAAACATTCAGCTGGTGCCCACGCATCAACGCGGAGCAGGAGGTAACTTTCCGCCGGCGCTCCGCAAAATTTGGTGATGGATATGAACAGGTGGCCGGTGACGGCTTAAATCCGCGTTCACAAAAGTGGAACCTACAGTTTACCGGTACCGAAGCGTATATCGGGGCCATTAAAAACTTCCTCGATCGTCACCAGGGCACAAAGTCTTTTCAGTGGCACCCACCGCTTGAGCCGCTGGGGTTGTATCGCTGTGATACTTACACTCCGTCGCCGCTTGGTGCTGGGCTCTTCAACCTTTCAGCAACTTTTGAACAGGCCTATAAACCATGAGTCTTAACGCAGATTATCAGAAGCTTGAGCCTGGCGATGAGGTCAGGCTTTTCGAAGTAGATGGCACTGCATTTGGTACAGGTGAGGTGTTACGTTTCCACAGCTACAGCCTCGCACATACTGAAGCAGAAATAACGGCGGCCGGAGGTGATGAAAACAAGCTTCCGGCCAAATCAATCTGGTGGCAGGGCGAAGAATATAAAGCGTGGCCATGCCAGATTGAGGGGATCGAGGCTTCTACTTCGGGAAGTAGTGCGCAGCCAAAACTTTCGGTTGCTAACCTCGACAGCTCGATCACCGCTCTTTGCCTGGCTTACGACGATATGCTGCAGGCGAAGGTGACGATACATGACACCCTTGGTAAGTATCTCGATGCGAGAAACTTCACCGGAGGCAATCCGACAGCCGATCCGACCCAGGAGAAGCTGAAGGTTTTCTACATCGATGCAAAGAGTAGCGAAACTAACGAGGTGGTTGAGTTCACGCTGTCCAGCCCGATGGACCTGCAGGGGCTGATGATCCCGACGCGCCAGCTACATTCGCTTTGTACCTGGTGTATCCGGAACAAATACCGCTCAGGTGATGGATGTGACTACGCCGGAACCCGTTATTTCGACAAGTACAACAACCCGGTTAACGATCCGTCACTCGATGAATGTCCCGGTACGCTCACTGCGTGCAAGTTGAGGCATGGCGAGGGGAACGAGTTGCCGTTCGGTGGTTTCCCAGGCACATCCCTGCTCAGGAGCTGATATGCGTCAGAAAATTATCGACGCCATTATGGCGCATGCTGCTGCTGAATATCCGCGCGAATGCTGCGGCGTAGTGGTGCAAAAAAGCAGGGTGCAGCGGTACATTCCCTGCCGTAATCTGGCAACCGATCCGACAGAGCATTTCCACCTGTCGCCGGAAGATTATGCCGCTGCCGAAGACTGGGGAACAGTGATTGCCATTGTCCACAGCCACCCGGATGCCACGACTCAGCCAAGTGAGCTGGATAAGGCTCAGTGCGACGCTACACTGCTTCCGTGGCATATCGTCAGTTGGCCAGAAGGGGATTTACGCACCATTCAGCCGCGGGGCGAGCTGCCGCTGCTGGAGCGCCCGTTTGTTCTTGGTCATTTTGACTGCTGGGGACTGGTAATGAGTTACTTCCGGCAAACGCATGGTATTGAACTGAAGGACTACCGCGTCGATTACCCCTGGTGGGAAGACAGTTACCCCGAAAACTTCTACCACGATTGCTGGTATGAATGCGGATTCCGTGAATTCAGCGGTGTGCCTCAGCCAGGTGACATGGTCATCATGCAGGTCCAGGCTAATAAGTGGAATCACGCGGGAATTCTACTGGAAGGTAACATGCTGTTGCATCACCTGTATGGGCACCTCAGCCAACGTGTGCCATACGGCGGCTACTGGCAAGAAAGAACAATGAAGGTACTTCGCTATAAGACTCTAGCTTAAGCCCATTTAGGTGGATTGTTCCCCTGGAATTTCCACCCCAAAACCATCCGCATCCCAAGTCTTTTCCCAAACTTCGTAACCTAACTCTTTTAGGCGACTAAAAGTTTTTTTGAAAACAGTGTTGAAATCATCGTCACTAAGTCCGTCCAACTCAAGATCGCTGAGATGAATATGGAATGTGGAATGACCAATCCGTACCTTTTTGTTGATCTCTGAAAAAGTCCTTTTGAATATTATTTCAGAGAGTTCATCCCTCGCTTTTTCAACAAGTTGAATTGCATCTTGAGCAGAAATTACTTCATCTTCACGTAATTCGCTAAGGAAGCTGTTGTCGAGACGTTGAACTATTTCAGCATTCATAGAGCGGTTATTGGATTTTGCTGCATCTTCAATTTTTTCTTTTAATTCAATTGGTAATCTTATTCTTAGTTGAGGATCTTCTCTGCTCATTTGGTTGCCTCACTCAAAAAGTTCACATTATGTAAATTATGCCCCACGGTGGGGTTGACATCAATGACGCACGGTGTGACACTTTAAGTGTCCCACCGTGGGGCATAATTGGAGGGGTTATGGAAAAAGCTAAAGATATGTACCAGCGAAAGGTTCGATTTCCTGAAGATGTCCGGTTGGCGATAGAGAGAAATGGGGAAGATGAGTGCCGTCAGTTCAATACTGAGCTCATCTATCAGTTGAGGAAAGCGTACGGATTAGAAGGGGGGAAGAGTGAACAAGCATAAAAACAGTGAAACCCAGGAGTGCGCGAACACCCTGGGCTTCTTATCGAAGAAATCCTTGGCAGGAAATATCGACATGAACAGTGTAACGAAAGAAGAGCTGAACTTCCATGGCATTTCTCTGCAGCCAGCTCCTGATATCGATGGCATCTGGCTGACCGCTAATCAGATTGGTTACGCGCTTCAATATGCAGACGATAAAGCTGTTCAGCGAATTTTTGCTCGTCATATTGATGAGTTTACAGAAAAAATGACAAGGGTGGTCAACTTGACCACCCCTGGTGGGCATCAGGAAACTAGGGTTTTTTCTCTACGTGGCGCACACATGGTCGCTATGTTTGCCAGAACTCCGGTTGCTAAAGAATTCCGACGCTGGGTGTTAGATATTCTGGATCGTGAGGTGTCTATAAACATTCCAGCATCGAAGATGCTCAGCGATCGAGAAATACACGCCCACAATGCAAACGCAATGTTCGATTATTTCGAGATTATGTGTGAAGCATGGTTTAACCAGATAGAACCAGCGCTGAGGGCGATTGAGTCTCCGCTCGCAGGCCGTCTTCACGATCGTTTCAATGATGGGGCCGCGTTTATGTACATGATTAAGACCCATGCTGAACTACAGCTTCAGGAAGGAGAAAGGCCAAGAATATACTGAATTTGCAATGCTGCAAATAGAAAAGCCGATAGTTAGAGCTATCGGCTATCCATAAATCTGTCATAAGGGTCCAACCAATGACTTCATTAAATTTAGCAGTAAATAGCGCTAATGTCACCGAGAAAACCATTGATAGCCAGTACTTGCTGGAGATGGTGAATGCTGCGCGAAAGCAATGTGGTGAGCCGGCTGTCCGAAATAACAAGTTCATTGAGAAGGTTGTGGATGAGCTTGAAGGGGAGACCTACACAAAAAGTGTAGGTCGTAAAAATGGTCAAGACATTGAAGTAATTACAATGTCTATCAAGCAAGCCCTCCGAGTAGCCGCTCGTGAATCGAAAGCTGTTCGACGTTCTCTGGTTGATAAGCTGGAAGATATGCAGGTATTACCAGCGATGCCAAAAAGCAACACAGGTATCACTGAGTACCGATTGGCTAAGGCAGAACAGTTGAAAGCCCAGGCATTGGAGAAGAATATCGCGAGCGCGCGGGAAATCATTACTCTGCTTCCTAGATTGGATCCGATGGCACATCAGGTGCTCACGGCATCGTTGATTAATCCGCTTATTGGTTATGACGCCATCCCTTTGCCTGTTATCGAGGAGCATTACCACACTGCGAGTGAGGTGGGGGAGATGCTGGGGGTTTCTGCTCAGAAAATTGGACGCGTTGCTAACACACACAAGCTGAAGACAGAAGCGCATGGCAAGTTCTTTCTGGACAAGTCGGCCTACTCAAGTAAACAGGTTGAAGCGTTCCGGTACAACACTAACGGAATTGATGCGTTGCGCCATCTGATTCATGGTGCTGATGTGGCATAAATTTCAAAGCAGTTAAAATGTTTTTGCTATCCCAACCCGCTTAACTGCGGGTTTTGTCGTTACCGGATCCCTGCTACTCTTTTGGCAAATTGATCAAAGGTGATAGGGATATGAAAAAGACTTTGCTGCTTCTAATTGCGCTTAGCGTTGCTGGGTGTTCAACCACGGCGGTGAATTCTACCGTTGCAAAACAAGTACCATCTGAACGTGTATTGCTGAAGGGGGCTGGTGACTCGGTGATAACAATTACACGAGATCAAGGATGGTTTGCTGGAGGTGGATGCTTTGTAGAAGTAACTATTGATGGAAAATCCTATGCAAGAATTGATACGGGAGAAACGATCGATATCAATGTTACATCCGGCCGACATATTCTAGGAATATCTGGCGATTCAAAAGGTAAAGGATTATGTGGAATGCAGGTCGGACAACCACTCAAAGAGACTGCCACGCAGATCAATGCTCGTGAACATCAAAAATTCCGCATCACCGGAGATACTAATTCCGGACTTGATATCAGAGCATCAACCATATAGTTCGAGTCATTTTATAAATGGCCACCTCCGGGTGGCTTTTTTATTGGAGAATAGTATGCAGCAAGAAGTTATGACCCAAATTGAACTGAGCGGGATTCTTGGCAAAACCTTTGGTAAGACGCATCATCGTTTAATTAGCTCAACCCGAGAAGCTTGTCGAGCCCTAGCTGCAACAGTGAAAGGGTTTGAGGTCTTCATGAATTCAAGTAAACAGCGCGGTCTGACATATGCAGTTTTTCGAGGAAAGAAAAATATTGGGGAAGATGATTTAGGCTTTCCGGCGACAGGTGAAGTGATCCGGATCGTGCCAGTAGTTATTGGTAGTAAAAAAGCTGGCCTGTTACAAACCATATTAGGTGCCGTCCTTGTTGTAGCTGGCTACGCTTTGTCAGGTTTTACTGGCGGTGCAAGTATGGCATTGGTCGCACCCGGTGTTGCATTAATGGCTGGAGGCGTAATCCAAATGCTTTCGCCACAGCCAGCAGGGCTTGCCAGCAAACAGGATGCCGAAAATCGGGCATCGTATGCATTCGGTGGTGTAACTAACACTGCTGCTCAGGGTAATCCAGTTCCACTTCTATACGGGTGCAGGCGTATTGGTGGGGCGATCATCTCTGCTGGTATATACGTCGAAGACCAGCAATAACAAAATAATCTTCCTTTCAGGCTACCTTATGGTGGCTTTTTTTATGGGCGCAATATGGCTACAGCAACCCCGATAAAAGGCCGCAAGGGCGGCAGTTCCAGTTCACGAACCCCTACCGAACAGCCTGATGATCTGCAATCTGTAGCGAAGGCCAAAATCCTCGTTGCGCTTGGGGAAGGGGAATTTGCAGGGCAATTAACCGGAAAAAATATCTACCTGGACGGTACGGCGCTGGAAAACTCTGATGGCTCCCAAAACTTTAGCGGCGTGTCGTGGGAGTTTCGCGCGGGAGCTCAGGCACAAAATTATATTCAGGGCATTCCGGGTACCGAAAACGAAATCAACGTTGGAACAGAAGTATCAAGCGCAACAGCCTGGACGCGTACCTTCACCAACACCCAACTATCAGCCGTTCGCCTGCGACTGAAATGGCCTTCTCTGTTTAAGCAAGAGGACAACGGCGATCTGGTAGGGTATTCCATCAATTATGCAATAGACCTGCAAACTGATGGTGGGACCTGGCAAACCGTGCATAATACCAGCGCAACCGGCAAAACGACGTCTGGTTATGAGCGCAGCCACCGTATTGATTTACCGCAGGCTGGCAGCACCTGGACAATCCGACTGCGTAAGATTACCGCTGACGCAAACAGCGCCAAGATCGGCGACACGATGACGCTGCAAAGCTTCACGGAAGTGATTGATGCCAAGCTGCGCTATCCGAACACCGCGCTGCTGTACATCGAGTTCGACTCGAGTCAGTTTAACGGTTCAATTCCACAGATATCCTGTGAACCACGTGGCCGGGTGATCCGCGTGCCTGATAACTATGACCCCGATACGCGGAGTTATAGTGGCACGTGGCAGGGCGCGTTCAAGTGGGCCTGGACCGATAACCCGGCGTGGATATTTTACGATCTGGTTATTACCGATCGCTTTGGTCTGGGTAATCGCCTGAGTGCAGCCAACATCGATAAATGGACGTTGTACCAGGTATCGCAGTATTGCGATCAGCCGGTACCGGATGGAAAGGGTGGAAGCGGGACAGAGCCACGCTATACCTGTAACGTCTATGTTCAGGAGAGGAATGACGCTTACACTGTGCTGCGTGACTTTGCGGCTATATTCCGGGGTATGACGTACTGGGGCGGTGATCAGATTGTTGCGCTTGCGGATATGCCGAGAGATGTGGATTACGCTTACACCCGCGCTAACGTTATCGACGGACGCTTTACCTATTCCAGCAGTACAACAAAAACGCGGTATACCACGGCGCTGGTATCCTGGTCTGATCCGGGTAACGCCTATGCGGATGCGATGGAGCCGGTATTTGAGCAGCCTCTGGTGGCCCGGTACGGATTTAATCAGCTGGAAATGACAGCCATCGGCTGCACCCGGCAGTCAGAAGCGAACCGAAAGGGGCGCTGGGGTATTCTCACCAACAATAAGGATCGCGTTGTTTCGTTTGATGTTGGCCTGGACGGAAACATTCCGCAGCCGGGATACATCATCGCCGTGTCAGACGAGCTTCTGTCCGGCAAAGTTATGGGCGGCCGCATCAGCGCTGTTAACGGTCGCGTGATTAAACTTGACCGCGCAGCTGATGCAGCAGCAGGCGATCGCCTTATTCTCAATCTTCCCTCCGGTGCGTCACAGAGCAGGACTATTCAGGCGATTAATGGGGAATCAGTCACAGTCACCACGGCATACAGTGAGACACCACAGGCCGAAGCTGTATGGGTGGTTGAGTCAGATGAACTCTACGCCCAGCAGTATCGAGTTGTCAGCGTCTCCGATAATGATGATGGCACTTTCGCTATTACCGGCGCATGGCATGACCCGGATAAATATGCCCGTATCGATACCGGAGCCATCATTGACCAGCGGCCCGTGAGTGTAATCCCGCCTGGTAACCAGTCGCCGCCGGCTAACATTGTGATCAGCTCGTTTTCAGTGGTGCAGCAGAATATCAGCGTCGAAACCATGCGTGTGAGCTGGGACCAGGCGCAGAATGCTATCGCCTACGAGGCACAGTGGCGCCGCAATGATGGTAACTGGGTAAACGTGCCGCGCAGCTCCACCACCTCATTTGATGTATCGGGTATTTATGCAGGGCGCTACCTCGTGCGTGTGCGTGCTATTAATGCCGCTGAAATTTCCTCTGGCTGGGGCTACTCCGAAGAGAAAACGCTGACGGGCAAGGTGGGAAATCCACCGAAACCTGTCGGCTTTGCGACAACGCCGATCAACTGGGGGATTCGCCTGAACTGGGGATTCCCGGCTAATACCGGGGATACGCTGAAAACGGAAATTCAGTACACCGCGAACAGTGATTTCTCTAATCCTCTTTTGCTGTCGGATGTGCCTTATCCGTCTGCCGAATACACCCAACTGGGGCTGAAGGCGGGGCAGGAATTCTGGTACCGCGCGCAGCTGGTAGACCGAACGGGTAATGAATCAGGCTGGACCGACTGGGTTCGTGGCGAATCTAATGCGAATGCTGACGACTACCTGGGAGATATTGCTGGTGACTTCCTGACGTCTGCCGACGGTGACCGCCTGACAAGCGATATTGATACCAACCTCGAAGCCGCATTACAGAACGCGCTGGCCAACCACGCAACGGCTGAACATCAGTGGGCGCAGTATGGTGAAGTCCGCGCGGATATTCTGGTAATTAAAACGACGGTTGCCAGTGTGGATAAGGCGATGGCTGAGCTGTCTACGCAGGTACAGGCGCAGTTCAATGACGTGACTGCTGCACTGGAAGATAAGCTCACCGCCGTGGTTGATGCTACCGGTGCATCTGCAATTTACACCCTTAAAACCGGGGTTCGAATAAACGGTGTGATGTATAACGCCGGGATGTCGATCGCGGTGCTGGCGGAGGCGGGTAAGCCGGTAGTCACTCGCGTCGGGTTTAACGCCAACCAGTTTGTCCTGATGAGTGGCAGTGGTGATACGCAGTATTCTCCGTTTGCTGTTGTTAATGGTCAGGTATTTATTAGCGATGCGTTTATTCAGAACGCCAGTATCACCAGTGCGAAAATTGCGGATGCTGCGATTACTAACGGCAAAATCTCAGGCGCATTCTGGTCTACGGGCTATAAAATTGCAAATCAGGGCGGTTGGTGTCTGTCTAAGGCTGATAACAACCTGTCATTTACTGGGCCCAGCGGGCGACTGCTGGTACAGCTGGGGCATATTACCGGAGTAGCGCCTAATGTCTGATTTTGGTTTTGATTGCTGGCATGAGGACGGATCATCAGCAAACTTTGGTATTAAACCAATATCAATCATTGGAACGATAAAGCTGAGTGCCGGCCAGACGTCAGGTGCATATTCGTTCAACGTGCCGGCAGGGAAGAGGCTCGGATATATGCTGGGTCTGGCAAAAACTATAGCGTATGTAGAGGGGCGCCGAACAATAGCCGTTTCAGGCAATAGTATTGTAATTGGCGCAGGCACTGATAACTCTCTGAACCAGCCTCAGGCAAATGAGAGCTATGTTTTTGTTTTTCTGGAAAATGCATAATGGCTAACAGATATGGTGCGTTATTATCGTTGAAAAGCGGCGAAACATTTATCACCCCCCAGTCAGTACCTGTTTGTCTGTATTCAAAGCAGACGTTTTCGTCAGTATCGAATGGTGCTCTACATTATATTGAGCAACTGGTTAATATACCTGATGCAACACAACCTGTTATCCCGTTTGTTCTGACATCCCGTCAGGCCGCGTGTGCTGTCTGGATTGAATCAAACGGACAACTGGCTGTACGGGCCTATGAGATACTAAATACCGCATTTACCCTGACAGTCTATTTATTCACTATATTCCCTCAGCCCATGCCAAATCCTCCGTATGGGTTGGCTGTCTGGGACGACCAGACGGGGAATCTGGTTATTACTCATGAATCGAAAATCCTGACGGACGTGGTAACTGTCGGAACAATCGGGGCAAATGGAGGCATTTATATTGACGAGAGCAGAGCGGGTAAATGGGCAATTATCCCGGATGTTGCAGGTCAGCAGGTATGGCGAATATCTGGCGGTGGACCGGGCGGTCAGCTCTGGCCTGTTCCGGTTACTTTTACAGCTGTATATAACGGGGCCAGCACCCGAATTTATACCGCTGCCACTCAGGCAATTCCATCTGGTAGCGCGCAGCCAATGGCCCCTGTAAATGCAGGTAATACAGTTATTGCAGTTGAAGTGTCAAAATATTGAATGCCTGTACGATCGTTTTAAACGATCAATGTATTTTAAATGATCTGTTAAATCTATTATCTATTGTTGTCCGCTATTGATATTTTGAATATGAATAACTACAGCGAGTAACAATATGAAAATTATATTAATCGTTCTTGCATTTTTATCATTAACTGCATGTTCCGGCACTCTCGAAAAGAAATTACCCTTATGTACAGCAACGGCGATGATCGGCAATCAGGAAACAGACGTGCTCATTTACGGGATACGTAAAATTGTAAACCAGACACAATATCAGGCCGGTTATCCATTTAACTGGCGATGGGTGAATAAGAATAATTTCACCAGTTCGAACTGTTCGAATTAAACCTACAAAAAATAACCCGCTCCGGTGGGTTTTTTATTATCTGAATTCAGGAGATATCCATGTCAGCAGGAACGTTAACCCTTAACAATAACTCAGCCTCGGTTGCCGGAACTGACACCACTTTCACCACTGAGTTAGCTGCAGGTGATTTTATTGTGGTTGTCGTGGGTGGTGTGCCTTTCACACTTCCCGTACTGGAAGTTAACAGCAATACACGGCTGACGCTGGTCAGTAATTACACCGGGCCGCGAGCGACAGGAGCCGCCTGGTCTGCCGTTCCCCGCGTGGCGCTGAATATGGTCACTGCCGCAATGGTCGTTCAGAATACCCAGGCGCTTCTCAGCCTGAACTACGACAAACAGAACTGGCAGCAGGTATTCAGCGGCACCGGAACCATCACTGTCAGATTGCCTGACGGCACTACCTTCACCGGACCGTCATGGAAATACCTTGCCGATAATATGGCCACAAAAGTTGACGGCGTGGTGCCATTAAATCAGGGAGGCACAGGATCATCGTCACCATTTGGTAGTGTTGCTGGTTCATTTTGTCAGGGTAATGATGCCAGACTGAACAGTATTGATAAAAAGGGTGGGGGAACGATAAACGGAAACGCCACGATAGGCGGGTGGATCCGGACAGTGATGACAGCACCAGGAGCTCCGGCAGATGGTGGAAACTACAGTGGCTGGAATACCTCAAGCGGCGCGTCTGAGTACATCAACCAGCGTGGCGAAGGTGCGGGTGGGCATCGATTTACCGTGGTGAATAAAGACCTCAGCCTGGCCGCTGCATTCTCCATGTCTGCAAATGGCAATGCCTATGCCGCCAATGGTTCATGGGTCAGTGCCACATCCAGCAGGAAAACCAAAGATCAGATTAAGGAAATAGATAATCCGCGGGAGAAAATGCGGCGTATTCAGGCGGCGACCTGGGTTTATAAGTCCAGGGACATGTCGGGGAGATTTGGTATAGGGGTTATTGCAGATGAACTATATGAGGTATTCCCTGAGGCCAGAATAACTGTTGGAGATGTTGAACTGGATGACGGAAGCATAGTTAAAGATGCGTTGTCAGTACAGGCCGGTGACAGTGGGGTAACTGTCGCCCTCCATCATGCGACAATTCTGTCTTTGATGGATGAAAACGAAGCGCAGCAGAAAGAAATCAATCAACTGAAAGAAGACATGGTGGCGCTGAAGAAAATTGTTGAACAACTCGCCGCCAGATAA